ACATATGGTACACCGTTACCAAGAATAGAGGAAAAAGAGATATGAAAAAATTACTTACCGCATTCATTATCGCATTATCTGTAGGTGTATCATTTGCCGCAGAAACACAAAAAGTTTGCATCGACAAGGTTACAAAAGACGGCAAACCAGTCATCGGTAAAGATGGCAAACAAGTACAAGAGTGTAAAGAAATGAAAGTGCATAAGAAATTAGAAGGCACTAAGGTTCCTGAGAAAAAATAATGGCGGAAAGTCAAGAACTTGTGCAATTAAAGGTAGATGTGGGTGTTCTCAAGACTCAGGTCTCGACAATCACAACTCTTTGTGATAAGATGGACAAAGTTATTGAGAAACTTGTGGACAACCACGACCGTATAGTTAATCAAATTTATGACGATATGCAAAAAAGAGAAGACGAAAAGAATGCCGATGTGAAGGAGTTACACTCCAGAATTACCACGATTAGTCGCGAACTGTCAGACAAGGTAGAATTGACAGAACGCAGAATCATGGACGAAATCAAACAATTACGTGCCGACATTGCCGAACACAACAAAAAAGAAGACCAAGAATTGAAAAAGATTCTTGAATGGAAATGGATGGCTGCCGGCGGCATAGTTGTTCTTGCCTGGTTAATGTCCAATATAAATTTTTCCGCACTAGGTAAACTTTTCGGTTGATTGTAGTTTTACTTGATTTACACCTGTAGGTGTGTTATATTATGGATTATGAGTATTTCTGTAGACAACAAATATGTACGCCTTCTTTCCTCTCGCCTGAGAAACTTCAAGCAAAAGAAAGAAGGTCTTTATAATTTTTCCTGCCCGATTTGTGGTGATTCTAAAAAGAATCTAACCAAAGCTCGTGGGTACGCATTTCAAAAGGGTGCAGACCTGTTTTATCGTTGCCACAACTGCGGTATCAGTACCAATGTTGGTGGTCTTCTTAAAGCAGTCGATGCATCTCTTTATAATGAATACGTACTTGAGAGATACAAGTCTGGTCGGACAAACAACACCAGTGCGGCTAATTCCGTACTGCAAATTACCACGCCGAAATTCGGCCGTGTCTCTAAGCAAAAAGTCTTTGAACATGCAGAATGGGTCGATAAACTACCTGAAGGCCATTTCTGTTTAGAATATGTAAGACGAAGAAAAATCCCCGTAGAAGCATATGAACGGCTTCTATTCACATCACACTACAAACAATTCGTAGATGCGTTAGTTCCCAATCATGGTAAAGAATTGTCAGACGATGCTCGTCTAATTATTCCTTATTATGATGAGAACGATGACCTCATCGCTGTATCTGGCCGTGCGTTAGAGACAAGCGATAAAACCCTCAGATATGTAACGGTTCGAACAAACGAATCACAGTCCAAACTCATTTATGGTATGGACAGTATTGATGTTGATAAAACCATTCATGTTGTTGAAGGTCCTATTGACAGTCTTTTTGTTGATAACTGTATTGCATCTGGTGATGCCAATTTGGCATTGACTGTACAAAATATGCACGACAAAAAATTTATTTTGATTTTTGACAATCAACCTCGAAATAAAGAAGTCTGCAAATTGATGCAAAATGCAATCAAATTGAATCACAATATCGTCATTTGGCCAGACCATATCGGTGAAAAAGATATCAATGAAATGATTATGTCCGGATTGTCTAAGGATGACGTTTCGGATATTATAAGTAGTAACTCCTTCTCAGGACTAAGAGCTCAGTTAAAATTTAATGTTTGGAAGAAAGTATAAAATGAAAATTAAATTAATCAGTTATTCGACTCCCGCCGAAGAACAAATTGAAAGTGGTATTAATGATTTGCAACAATTAGTAGCATACTGCGCTCGAGTTTCAAATCCAAGCAACCAAAACAATACCGAAACAAGTGAGAAGTTGATTCGTTATCTTATTAAGAATCAACATTGGTCTCCACTTGAGATGGTAAACATGTGTTTGGAAATCGAAACAACCAGAGATATCGCAAGACAGATTTTACGTCACCGTTCTTTCTCGTTTCAAGAATTTTCCCAGCGTTATGCCGACCCAACTAAAGACCTCAACTTTGTAATCCGTGATGCACGAATGCAGGACACAAAGAATCGTCAAAATTCTATTGAGTTGGATATTAACAATGACGAACAAAGGCAAATCGCTTATCAATGGGAAAATCTACAACGTAAATTGATTGACCAGGCAAGAGACACTTACACTTGGGCTGTCAGTAAAGGAATCGCAAAAGAACAGGCTCGAGCAGTATTGCCTGAAGGTTTGATGGAATCTCGCTTGTATATGAATGGTACTCTACGTTCATGGATTCATTATATTCAACTCCGTTCTGCGAACGGCACACAAAAAGAACACAGAGAAATCGCACAAAAATGCGCCGAAGTCATCACCAAGGTTTTCCCTATGGCTGATGAATTTATCACAAAAGAATAATTATAAAATTGGAGTAACAATGGAAAATATCGTTAACGGTATAAAGGTCGACTATTCTCGGGACAATCTATTCGATGAATTGGGAGTTAAACGCCTGCGAGAATCATATATGCGAGAGGACGAAACCTCTCCACAAGAAAGATTTGCTTATGTTTCGAATGCATTTGGCAGTAATCCTGAACACGCTCAAAGACTGTATGAGTATTCTTCTAAGCATTGGCTTAGTTATTCTACTCCGATTTTGTCTTTTGGTCGTTCTAAGCGCGGGCTTCCTATTTCGTGTTTTCTACCGTACCTGCACGATTCTGCTGAAGGTCTGGTTGACACTTTATCGGAAGTTAACTGGCTCTCAATGTTAGGAGGCGGCGTTGGTATTGGAATTGGAATTCGTTCAACTGATGACAAATCTGTTGGTGTTATGCCTCACCTACGGACTTATGATGCTTCTTCTCTTGCTTACAGACAAGGTAGGACTCGCCGAGGCAGCTATGCTGCTTATCTGGATATTTCCCATCCTGATATTCTCATTTTCCTAGAAATGAGAAAACCTACGGGTGACCCGAATATGCGAACGTTGAATTTGCATCACGGAATTAATATCACAGATGATTTCATGCACATCATTGAAAAGTGTATGCTTGACCCAACTTTTGATGATACATGGCATTTGAAAGACCCACACACCGGTGAAGTACGTGATACAATCTCGGCTCGTGAATTGTGGCAACGCATTCTCGAAACACGTATGCTTACAGGCGAACCATACATTCATTTCATCGATACAAGCAATGAGAAAATGCCAGAGTTTCAAAAGAAACTTGGTCTAAAGATTAGACAGTCAAACTTGTGTTCTGAAATTATCCTACCTACAGATAAAGAACGAACTGCCGTTTGTTGTTTGTCTTCATTGAATTTGGAGTATTATGATGATTGGAAAAACGAACCTCTTTTCCTTAAAGATGTTGCAGAAATGCTTGACAACGTTCTTCAGCATTTTATTGATAATGCTCCTGATTCCATATCTAGGGCTCGTTTCTCTGCTCAGCGCGAGCGTAGCATTGGTATTGGCGCTCTTGGTCTACATGCTTATTTTCAGAGAAATAATATACCTTTTGAGGGCGTCATTGCGAAAGTAACAAACAATAAAATCTTCAAAGATGTAAGGGAGAAATTAGATGTTGCGAATAAAGAGTTGGGATTGGAGCGCGGCGAAGCTCCCGATGCAGCTGGTACTGGGCTGCGCTTTAGTCATCTTATGGCTATTGCTCCCAATGCTTCTTCTTCCATTCTCATGGGCAATACTAGTCCTTCTATTGAACCTTGGCGTGCCAATGCTTATCGCCAGGACACTTTATCGGGTTCTTTCTTAAATAAGAACCGTTACCTCGACAAAATTATCAAGGAGAAATGTGATGGCGACAAATCACTGGACTACCAAGAAATCTGGTCAAGTATCATTGCAAACGATGGGAGTGTACAACACTTGGACTTCCTCGATGGGCACACAAAAGACGTTTACAAAACGTCTATGGAAATTGACCAAAGATGGGTTGTGGAGCACGCAGCTGACCGACAAAATTACATTGACCAAGCGCAATCCCTTAACCTGTTCTTCCGACCCGATGTAAACGTCAAATATCTACATGCTGTACATTTTCAGGCATGGAAACAAGGCCTGAAAACACTTTACTACTGCCGTTCGGAGAAACTTGCGAAGGCAGATAAGGTTTCTAAGAAAATTGAAAGACAAGTTATTAAAGAAATTGACCTGACTGCACTTGCATCTACCGATGATGGTGTTTGTTTGGCTTGTGAAGGATAAATTATGAAAAAAGTTTTGAGATTTACTGCATCATGGTGTGGTCCATGCAAGATGTTGGCTAAAAATTTAGAGAGCATCAAGACAGATTTGGAAATTCAAGTTGTCGATATAGATACAGACACCGCAATGGCACAAAAATATGGCATTCGCGGTGTGCCAACTCTTATCATGTTAGATGGTGATAAAGAAGTAAAACGAAACGTGGGCGTTGGCTCTTTGAAGGATTTGCAAACTTGGTTTGAAAAATGAGTCTAACTATTGCAATTATTGGTACGACTAACCATCGTCTTATGGAATTTGCTTTAGAGAAGACAATCAAATCTGTTCCATATGATAAGATTAAAGTCTTTTCCGATAAAAAAATAAATTTATCGGCTGAATATGAATTCTTTGAGTTGCCTGAAAAATTTGGTCTGGTAGATTATTGTGATTTTCTTCTGAAATCACTACATCATTATATCGATACAGACCACGTTTTGTCGATTCAATATGATGGTTTCGCTGTCAACAAAGAATATTGGTCAGATGATTTTCTAAACTATGATTATATTGGCTCATTGATGTGTCCATCACATCCACCTTTGACCAGCACACTGCAAAAAATTGGAACTGATAATGCTTTAAAGACATTAAAAGAAAAAGAGTGGCGTAATGGTGGTGGTGGATTGACCTTGAGGAGTAAAAAGTTTTTGGTTGCATCAGCCAGCGAAGACTTTTCTCCTTATGTTCCTTGTGCAGATGGTGGACTTTGGTCTTGTGAAGACTATTCTATATCATACTATCATAGAGAAATGTTAGAAAATAATTATGATATTAAGTTTGCGCCTGTCAGTCACAGTTTAAATTTTTCTGTTGAGATTACTACTGGTTATGATTTCTCTTTAGGATTTCATGGTTGGCAAAATATACCATTATTTTTGAGTGAAGATGAAGTTATTTTTTACATGTATAATTTAGGAAACAATGCAAGAAAACGAAAAGAGTTTGAAATGTTTTTGGGATTCCTAATTTACAAAGGTTACAAAAAGGCCTATTCTATCTTTCACACTAGGACTTATTAAAGGATAAAAATGATTAAAAAACACAATTCAAGAGTTACAGATGAGCGTAACTCATTCAAGCCATTCTATTACCCGTGGGCATATGAAGCGTGGTTGAAACATGAGCAATCACATTGGCTGCATACTGAAGTGCCTATGTTGGAAGATGTTAACGATTGGAAAAAGAAACTAACAAAATCAGAAAAACAATTTCTAACCAACATTTTCCGTTTCTTTACACAAGGTGATATTGACGTTGCTGGTGGTTATGTGAAGAACTATCTTCCATATTTCCCACAGCCAGAAATTCGAATGATGTTGTTGGGTTTCTCGGCTCGCGAGGCACTACACATCGCCGCATATTCACACTTAATTGAAACACTTGGCCTGCCAGAAACCGTGTATAACGATTTCATGGAATATGCAGAGATGAAAGAGAAGCACGATTATGTGATGGACATTTCTCTACAGAATTCAACAATTGAAAACACAGCCAAACACATTGCAGTATTCTCAGCATTTACTGAAGGTATGCAGTTGTTCAGCTCATTCATTATGTTGTTGAATTTCCCACGCCATGGCAAGATGAAAGGTATGGGTCAAATCGTTACTTGGTCTATCGTTGATGAAACAATGCACACCGAGAATATGATTAAACTGTTCAGAACATTCGTTGAAGAAAATCGTGATATCTGGAACGATGACCTCAAATCTAAGATATATACTATTGCTGAGAAGATGGTTGCTCTTGAAGATAAATTCATCGACTTAGCATTTAACATGGGACCAATGGAAGATTTGTCTTCAGAAGATGTTAAGAAGTATATTCGTTACATTGCTGACCGCAGATTGATTTCATTGGGGCTCAAAGGTATCTTTAAGGTCAAAAAGAACCCACTACCATGGGTTGAAGAAATGATTAATGCACCAACGCACACAAATTTCTTTGAGAATCGTGCAACCGATTATGCCAAAGGTGCATTGTCAGGTACTTGGGATGATGTTTGGCCTAAAGCTGCTTAATTATAAGTAAACCATGAATAGTCGACCGTACAATCGCCATGCAAGACAAAGATATCAGAATTGTTCTGGTGATTGTGCTGTCACCTCTTGCGGTGATAATGACGGTTAGCCTATTCGTGGTTATTTTTAGATAAGGGCACAATGGCAACACTAAAACACCTATGCGAATCATGTGATTCCGAATTTTCTATTTCGTTTGATGAACTCATTTGTGAAGATTCTCCCCACTATTGTCCATTTTGTGGCGATTACCTACTAGAGGAAGATTCTGAGTATCAAGACGAATGAGTTGGATTTATAATGGCAAGGAATTCACCGAAGATGATATTGGTGATTCCTATGGATTTGTCTACTGTATCACCAATCGAGCGACTGGTAAGAAATACATTGGTAAAAAATTCTTTTCAAAAGCCGGCTACAAACAAGTCAACGGCAAACGCAAGAAGGTTCGCAAACCTTCAGACTGGCTCCAATACTGGGGCAGCAACAAAAAACTCCTTGAAGATATACAATCCATTGGCGAAAGCAATTTCGTCAGGGATATTCTTTACATGTGTAAAACACGTTCAGAATGTGCATATCTTGAACTAAGAGAGCAAATAGAAAGGAGAGTCCTAGAAACCGACAGTTATTACAATGATTGGATTATGGTTAAAGTGAGAAAAGACCACCTCAAAAAAATGAAGGACAACAATGGCTCGCAAACAAACAGCAAACACAAACAATAGTGAGATTACAATCAAGACCAATACAGGCAACCACCTGAAACTAAGGATTGATGACCTAAGAACATTTGACCCACTAACGGAGAATCAAAAGAAATTTTTTGATGCATACAAGAGAGGCGACTATTTCATCGCATTACACGGTGTCGCCGGTACAGGTAAAACATTCTGCGCCATGCTGAAGGCGATAGAGGAAGTATTAGACAAGAGCAACCCCTTCAACAAAATCATCGTTGTTCGTTCTGCGGTGCAAAGCCGCGAAATCGGTCACCTGCCTGGTGACGTAAACGAAAAGATGGAAATCTATCAACAACCATATCGCCAAATTTGTGAAACACTATTTGGTCGCAAAGATGCATGGGATAGATTAGAAGAACAACACCACATTGAATTCATTTCAACATCATTCATTCGTGGTATGTCATTCGATGATGCAATCATTATTGTGGATGAAATGCAGAACATGAATTACGAAGAAATATCAACGGTTATGACACGGGTTGGTTACCGTTCTAAGATTATTTGGTGTGGAGATTACAGACAAACGGACTTGAGGAAGGCCAACGATAAAAGTGGTATCAAAAAATTCTTAGAAATTGCCGATATGATGAACAGTCACACACGCATTGAATTTACGGTGGATGACATTGTTCGTAGCTCGTTGGTGAAGGATTGGATTTTAGCCGAAATGCGTTATAATGACGAAAACGAATAAAATTTTATAAATAGATGTAGGTCGCAGGATGGCAGTCCTCACCTACTCTAACATTGTATAGGAATGTCAGCATGAATATTTATTCAACAGAATCGGATGACTTCATTTCCGATTTACGTCAATGGTTGAGAGAAAATCCTCTTGATTTATCTACCACACCCCACACTAAAGGAAGTTATTCTAAAGAATATCATCCTATGTATGGTTTGAAACACACCGATGAAACGAAACAAAGAATGTCTGTTGCACATTCTGGAGAAAATAATGCGATGTATGGTAAAAGAGGTAAAGATAACCCCAATTATGGACGAATACGGGAAGATTTAATGCGTATAAACAAATCTAGAGCCGGTAGAAAAGACACGGAAGAAACCAAACTAAAACAGTCTGAGGTTAAAAAAGGAAATTTGAATCCTATGTATGGTAAAATCCATTCGGAGGAATCAAAATTAAAAATGAAAAGGATGGGTAAGAATAACCCAGCTTTTGGAAAAAAATACCCACAAGAAAAAAAGAAATGCGAACATTGCGGCCTAATTGTTGGTAAAGGTCCGTTTAAAAGATGGCATGGTGACAAATGTAAAAACAACTCAATTTCATAAGGTAAAATAGAGGCGGTATACTACACAATTTATGTTGCAACCGCACATTTTTCTCCTATATATTAGTAGAAACACTAATACGATGCTTACAAGGTCGTGTTGGTGTGTTCTACTAACAAATAGGAAAATATATGAAAAGTTTATGGGTAAAAATTAAAGGCGGTGTAGATATCGTTATTCAAGGCATCATTGAAGGACGTAAGAGACAAGCCGAATTTTATCGCAAAAGCGGTCATATCGAATAATCGTCTAAGGAGATTACCATGTCTAAAATTACAAGTTTATATTACACAAACCTTTTTATCGACCAAGTACAAAACGCCAAGAAACAATTCTTGAGCACTTTTGTTTTGGAAGAAAAAGTACGCCAACCGCTAGAAGCTTTTGTTGAAGCACAACGTACATACACCAAAGAATTGAATCGCGTTGCCGATGAGATTTTCAATTATGGTTTAGTTGCTTCTAAAAACGCATACGAACAAGTTGCGAAAGCTGTAAAGCCTTAAGGAGTTAAAATGCATACATAATGGTATGCAGAAGAAAACTCTTAGATTCCATCGTTCAAAAAACTATTCTGAAATAGAGAATCGTTTAATGTCGTTTGCACCAGTAAATCGCAATGGATGGTGGATTAAGTTTTCTACACTAAGAGAAACAAACGTTCTTTTATTGTTTACTTCAAAATATACAGGTCAAACCATATTGCGGTACTTTGACCACGAAGATGATGCAGTTGAATTTATAAACTTCATCATTGCCCACGATGCAAGGGAAGAAATACCGCAAGAGTATTAACAGGACGGCAGACGCAAGTTTGCCG